TTCATGCCCGAACCCGAAGGCCTACACTCAACCCGCTGGCTGACTGCTCTGACCATAGATCCAACACAAACAAATGTATCGCGCGAAGACATTCGCCTGATGCTTCTAGAACACCAGATAGAATCCCGCCCGCTCTGGAAACCGATGCACATGCAGCCACTGTATGCCGGCTCACCATATCATGGAACGGGCGTGGACGAGCGTCTCTTCGCCAACGGCCTCTGCCTGCCCTCCGGCAGCGATATGAGCGATGAGCAGCAGGACGAAGTGATCGAACGAGTTAGAGCGCTGCTTGATACACGCCGCTGAACACCGCTGGCCTGTCTGAAACGAATTGGCCGGATCGGCTTATTCAGGCAAAAGCCTCAAATAGCTCTGATCTTTGGCCACTTTGGCGAGAAGGATCGCATGCAGCCCGGCTGCCGTGCGTACCAAGGTGCCGCCCATGTCGTTTGCCTGCGCACCGAAGACGTGTTCGAACCGCACCCGCACGGTGGATTTGGTTCGGTTGCTGCCCTTGGCTTGTTCGGTCAGCGGCGTGCGCTGCTTGCGCGGCAGGCTGTCGAGGCATGCGGTGCTTCTGGAGTTGCGCTCCGGCCCGTCCTTTTTCAGTTTAAGGGTGAGGAATTCCCTGCACATGCCCGCACCTGATCCCGCATGACCGCATAGTCGCCCATCATCTCCATGACAGCCGATTCGTCCAGCAACAGCGCCAGTTCCTTGGCCGCCCGCGCCTGAAACCCCCGGCTATAGTCCATGACCGGCGGACATGCTGCCACGCCGCCCGTTTCAAAACCCACCGTGGCGCAGCCGGTCAACCAACTCGTCGCGATCACGAGGACGGCGAGCCGTCGCTTCCAGCATCCGGCGTTGGATATCATTGGCTTTCTCCGTTGTTGCAAGGCGTTCCGCAAGCCGCCCCGTGCGCTCACCGGCGCGGCGGATCGACAGCAGGAACAGCAGGACGGTGAGTGCAATGGCGCCGTAGCGCAGCGCGGTTCGCGCTAATGGGCTGGCGACAATCCCGCCCAGCAAGGCGGCGATCATCGCTGCCCCCTGCGCCAATCATCGAGCCGCGCGTAGATCGCGACCGCGATGCCCAAGAGCGCTACGGCGATGAACACCCAGCGCAAAGTGTCGAGATATGGCACCAAAGGCAGAACGGAGGATTGCGTCTCGGCAAGGACATTCTGCACCACTTCAACCCCTGCCGCGCCCAGCGTTGCCACCCCGGCGGCTCCGCCACCTTTCATGGTGCGGCTCTCTGCCAACACCTCGCGCGCGGGCGGCACCTCCGCCACGAACGCGGTCGCCCGGACCGGGAAGCGGTCACCCCATTGCCGGGCCGGGCCGAGATCAACATGCATGAAACCCGAGCGCGGGTAGAAACCGAACCCGAGGAAGCCGACCTCCCGCGCCGCCGCCTCGAACGCGACCGGATCGTGGTTCGCCATGGCGATGTCAAAGGCGGCGCCATCCATGTGTTTGGAGCGCGCAGCGCCGCCGACGGCCCGGTTGTGCTCCGGGCTGCGATAGGCCGAACGGACAATCAGCGGTTTGCCAAGCTGATCGCGCAACGCCTGTAGCTTGTCCATGGCGTCGGTGTTGGTTTTGATTGCACCGGTACCGCGGCAGGCGATTTCAGCTGGCGAAAAGCTCGGCCAGCGCCAGGCGGCGTCCGGCACGTCGCGGAAATGGGCATAAGTAGTGGTCGGCATAATGGTCTCCAAGAATGCAAAAACCCGCCACAAGACGGGTTCGGTTTGGTTGGTGAATTGAGCGCGCTGCACCACTACGGCCCGCTACCAAAGAGCTTCATCTTCAGCGTGATGCCCGCGAGGAGCGCAAGAATGATGCCGATGGTGATGAGATGGACCGCACTTTGCACGGCGGTACGGCGAATGAGGCGGATGCCATCGAGCAGCGAGCGCAGGTCGCGGATATCGAGGGCGGCTTCCTTGCCGTCGAGACCGACATTGGCCAGCGCGCGCTTTGCGCCTTCCTCAGCCGCCCGGGCCAGCAGTTTCTCAAACTCGGCATCGGACATGCGGAATTGGTCCTGACCGGAACGACGCGGGGTCATGCCGAGACAATCCCGACTTCGCCGGGCAGCGTGCCGGTGGTCCAGGCGCTGTCGTCGACGGGATTGAGCACCCAGCTTGAATAGACCGGCTTTGGTGCGAGACTTGCCACGGACACGGCGGCGGCGTCGTGATTGACCCCGCCGATGCGCAGGAACCCGGCTGTTGCGTCCGGCCCGTCCGTGCCGCCTTGGGCGATTTGCTTGAGATGCACGCCGGCAATGGCCGAGATGGCGGCAGGGCCGGTCGGGCCGGTCAGCGAGAAGGACAATCGCTGACCGGCAGTATCGCTTGATACCCGGGTTCCGATATCGTCGTCTTTCAGGGCATCGATGCTGCCTGCCATCTGGGCGTAAGTGGCGATGGCATTCGGGGTGCGGCGCACGAAGCGCCGCCCGATGGTCGGCACCCCGTCCAGCACCGCGAAATGCGCATAATACCAGGTGCGGGTTGAGTTGGAGCCATGCAACCCGACATTGGCAAAGACGATCTGCACCGGTTTGCCCTTGCCTTGGGTGTTGGCGGCGGTCGCTGAACTTTGCAGGATACCGTCGACGTAGAATTCGATGGTGATGCTGGCCCCGACCGCGACGCGCAGGTCGATCCACTGGGGTTGGCCGTTTGGCGCGGTATAACTTGAGCCGCCCTGCACATTGGTGTCACCGCGGGCGATCGCGTGGTAGTGCTCGGTGCTGCTGAGGGGTTGGATCTGGGCGATGCGGACCTGATCGGCGTCATAGAAGTCGATGAAGTTTGCCGTGCTTTCGGTGATGTTTTCGGCATCACCGCTTGGCGGTACATAGCGAAACCCGAGCCAGAGATCGCCGGTGGGCGGGGCAAACCCGATCACGAAGGGTGATGCCGGACTGCGGGTTGCGCTGAACCGGATGCCATTGACGTCGAGGTTGGCATCAAAGCCAATTGCGACGGTGCTGAGCAGCCCGGTGATGCCGGAGATGTCGGTCGGCTGATGGCCGAGATGCAGGATGTAGCTCATGGCAGGTCCACTTCGATGTAAAAGGTTGCTTCACTCAGGGTGCAGCCGCGCCCGCCGCCGTGCTCAAGGAAGGCGGAGGCATCGGCCAGGCTCAGATGCTGGCTGCCGCCATGGTCGATCCAGATCGCCGCTTCAGCGATGCTGAGGGAATGATCCCAGCCGATCTCAAGGAAGGCTGCGGCCTCAAAAATCACCAGATCCGGTTCTGTATAGCCGAGCGCTTTGATGCCCGGAGGTACGGGATAGCTGAACTGGGCCGGCAGGGAACGCAGCGTGCCGCCGTCGCCCGGATTACGTCCCTGGACCTGCGGGTAGAAGGCCACCCCGGCTGCGGTCGTCCAGGTCGCGGCCCCGCTGACCGGATCATCGCGCCAGACGCCGTTCTTGCCGATCCAGAGGCGGGAGGTGGCGGGCTCAAAGGCAAACATTAGCACGTCACCTGCACCAAAGCCGGGCAGATTGGTCAGTGGCTGGGCGGCGGTGGCGGTGTTTGAAGACCAGAGGCTGCCATTGCCGCGCCAGCCGATTGAACCGAGCGTGGTCGGGTTATTCCCGGCGTTGAACTCTTCGCGCTGCGCGGCAGCGACGACGCCCATGTAGCCGTCAAACACGGCGCCACCACCCGGCGCGCAAAGCACTTCCCAATAGCGCCGCCCGTCTGAGGCCAGGATTGCCTTGGCGGTTGGCACCCAGCCGCGGAAATCACCACCGCCGCTGGTATTGAGGGCGGTCTGGTTGGTGTCCGAGAGCGTGTAGCCCGTAGGACAGCGGGTGAGGTCGAGTTCCCAGGCGGTGCCGATATCGACCGGCGGCGCTGTCGCCCCACCTTGTGCGAGGATTGCAGCCCGCAGCATCAAAAGACTCATGCGACGGCCCCTGCCAGCGCGCCCTGAATGATCCAGGCATCCGCGCCGCGCTTGGTGAGTGCGGTGCCTGACCACTGGCCGCTCAACGCCACCGATCCCTCCGCCACGCCATTAAGCGAAACCCCCGCCGCGGCAACGATCGTCGCCTCGCCTGCGCCCACTTGCGTGATGTTGATCAGCGTGCCGATCTCAAACGCAACGCTTGCCTCGGCGGGGATGGTCACCGTCACGGCGGCGGCACCGGTGGTCTCGAGAATACTGCCGAGATCAATGATCTCAAGCGTGTGGCTGGTGGCGGTCAGGGTGCGGATTTGCACCACGCCTGGGCGCGGCAGCTCAACCCATGCCCCGCCCGTGAAACGCACATGCCGGGCTTCGTCACTGACCCAGAATTGCCAGCCATCCTGCGGCGGCAGAAAGACCCATGCCGCAATCCCCGCCACCTCGTCCCAGAGGGCGACGGCATTGGCATTGGTGCCAGCCCCGGCCGGAACAATCAGGATCTGGCCGGCGCTGCCGCTGGCGGGCAGCGCCGTACTGCGCGATGTTGCGCGCGCCTGCGCAAGCGCAGAAATGCGGCGCAGGTCTTCGCTGAGGCTAGTGCCCCAGTTGCGTTGACCGGGGTCATAAAAGGCGCGCAGCCCCAATCCCGGCATGATCCGTTCCGGCATGTTTGTCCTCGTTCTAAGCCATTGTGGCGATTGTGGTGGTTGGTGGGGTTGGCGGGGTTGGCCCGATCAGTGGTCCCAGAGAATGCCCCAGCCCCGATCCCAGCCGGCAGCAAAGGGCGCGGTCAGCCGGAAGGTCCGCGCCTCGCGATCCACGAGCCATGTGCCCTCGATCAGGCGGCGCGAGCGGACAGCGATATCGATCTCGGCGGTGCGATCCGGGGCGCCAGCTTCCGGGATATCGTCGGGCGAAACGGTCCAGGTGCTGGTGAGACCCGCATCGATGACGATGCCCGGGGGCAGGATTGCTATGCCGGTGTCCGGATCAACCCACCGGACCTCAACCGCATAACCAACCCCCGGCTCCGGACCAATGGAGGCGGCGGTGTGATCGGTGATCACCGGGCTGGTCTGGGTCAGCCGGTCGCGATGGCTCCAGGTCAGCACAAGGTCATCCGCGATCAACGCGTCGATATCGGGGTGATAGCTGCCATTGCCCTGCACCCGGCCGGGCGGTAGCGGGCGGATGGCGCGGCGATCGAGCGTGATGGTATCCTCGGGCGCCAGCGCAAAGGCCAATGTGCCGCGGCCAGTCGCGGGCAGCAGCCGGGCGGCCAGTGTCTCGCCGGCGGCCCATGATGCCTCGGTGATCCGGGCCACTTCGTCAAAGAAGATGACCGGCGTGCCCGCCGCATGGGCGCGCGGGATGGTGTCAAGGCAGCCGCGCCCAACCGTGATGGCGGTGGCGGTGATCCCGTCAATGCGCACCAGTTCTCCATCGATTGAGGCCAGCGTGCCGATGCCAACCTCGCCGATATCGCGCCAGCCGCTCACCGGGATTACGCGCGCCTCCGGATCATCGGCCAGGTCCGCGGCCAGCAATGCGGTTGGCGCGAAACCCACGACACCCATCTCTGTGGGACCGGTGCCGGGATCGACCCAAAGCTCTGCCGCCAGCGCGTCGGCGCTGGGGCGCTCGCCGGTGGCAACCAGTGCGCCGGCATCCGGATCCTCAAGGAGAATGCGGTTGGCCTCGTTGTGGCCAAGCTCGCGCACCAAAAGCCAATAGGGCGCTTCTATCACCATGCGCCGCGCCAATGCCCGCGGCGGGGCGGCAACGCCGGTACCACTTGGCATGCGCCCGCCCGCAATGGCGGTGGCCCCGAGGGCAAAGACATCTTCGGCGATCTTCAGGCGGATGCCATTGTCGCGCCGTCGCCCTGAGCGATCTCAGAAATCCGCATAACCACATCTGATAACGCCAATCGCGCTGAGCGCAGCCGGATCACATCGCCGGGGCCGAGATTTGCGCTTTCGCGGTTTACCGTGATCTCACCGCTCAGCAATGGTACCGACAGGGCGCGCAGGTCGCGTTCAGCGACCCGCACCGCGAGGCTTTGGTAGCGGATGCCGGGATAATCGAGTGTGGTGGCCAGCACCTCGCCCATGGCCTGCACCCGCGCGGTATCCGTCACGCTGACCGCACCTGTGTCATCGCTCCAGGCATCGGTGAACCGCACGGTGACGCTGTTGACCAGGTCCGCCGGCGAGCGCCGCCCGAGGCGACCCCAGTTGACCACGTTCGCCTCGTCAAACAACGGCAAGCTGGCCGCGACATAATCGGCCCGGATCAGCCGCAGCTCCCAGAGCCCGCTGCGGCGCTCAATAAACAATGTGGCATCGATATGATCAAGGATGCTGGCGATGAACTCTTCAATGGACGAATCCTGTTGCCAGATCAGCGACAGACCAAAACCTTCAGCGTAGAGCGCATCCGCCGCTGCGGTGAAACCCGCGCCGATCTCGACTGTGGAATAGCCCAGACCCCAGTCGCGGTTGGTCAGGCATTCGCGAATGATATGGGCCGGGTTTATGTCCGGCCCGTTGCCGAACGCCCCGCGCAAGGAGGCCACCAGGGCTTGCGGATTGCCGGGCGGGATTACCGGCACGCCATCGACAGGCGTGTTGTCGATGCGCGCGGTATAGGTCGTATCGGTGAGTGCGATGTTGAAGCCGAAGATATCAGCGGGCGGCAAGGTGGCGATGATGGCAAGTGCGGCATCGACGGAAGCCGCGGGCGAGGGCTCGCCGTCGGTCACAAAAATCACGATCCGGCGCTTTGATCCACCGCCTGTGAAAAAAGCGCTGGCATCGCCAAAAGCTGCGTTGAAGCTGGTGCCGCCCGAGGTGCTGTTGGACAGTGCCAGCATCCAGGCCTCAAGGGCGGCGTAATCATCCGCACCCATGTCGCGCCGCTCGATCGATCCGGCGACAGCAACGTTCCACAGCACGATGCGGATATCGTTTGGTCGGTCGGGATCAACGCCCGCGCCGATCTCCTGAATAAGGGCGGCCACGCCAGCCTTTTGCGCCGCCATGCGGGTGCCTGACATCGAGCCCGAGACGTCGAGCGCGATATAGATCGCGGCATCCGAGATATTCGCCTCCGGCACGATGGCGGCTTTTTCGGGGTACCATTGCGGTGAGCCGGCTTCGCCTGTCAGCATGAACCGCCCCGGCTTTACCGGAGGGCAAAACTCTCGGAGAATTGCCCGTTATGGAACAGACACAAAAGAAGAAGACATCGAAGCCGTATTCACCTGAGTTCCGCGAGCGTGCGGTTCGGCTGCTTATGGAACACCGCGATGAATATCAGAGCGAAGCTGCGGCGCTGACGGCGATCGCGGGTAAATTGGGTTGTTCGCCGGACAGCCTTCGCGTTTGGGCCCGTCAGGTCCAGCGCGATGGCGGCGAACGGCCAGGGCCTACCAGCGCTGAGAAGGCGCGGATCAAGGAGCTTGAGCGCGAGAACCGCGAACTGCGTCAAGCCAATGAGATTTTGCGTAAGGCGTCGGCGTATTTTGCTCAGGCGGAGCTCGACCGCCCGTTTCGCAAATGATCGATTTTATTGAGGAAAGCCGAGAGACACTTGGGGTCGAGCCAATCTGCAAGGCGCTGCAGTTTGCCCCTTCTACCTAT